CCAATTAATATCTCATTCAATAACGTTCCTGGTAAATGCTCAACTTTCAATAAATTACAATTATATAACTCTGCAAGATATCACGGTTTAGAAGATTCTTATTTAACTTGGTCTGGAACGGTTGCTAATAAAGGTAGTTTCCCCGCTGCTGGAGGTGCTCCAACTGCTGCATCAGTCCCACTTTCTGGTGGTTGGATTGTTCTTCAACCTGGTATTGATTTTAGTTTAGATGACATTTCATTATCACCCGGTTCTGTATGCAATTGTCCAATGCAAGTCACATTAAATGTTATAAATCAATCTGGCATTAATTACAGTGCTGTTCAAACTAATTATTATATCTTTGCATTATACAATGACTTTGTTGAAACTGATACAGTATTACAAAAATCTCAAACTATTACAGGTGTTATTGACTCTCAAGCTGTTCTTAAAGCTGACAAAACTCAACCAAGTGCCTCAGAAAACGAATTAATGCAAAAATATTTAGGTGGTGGAGCATTACACAATATGAGACGCGCACACAGACGCCATCACAAACACTGGAAGAAAGCATTAAAAGGCGGAAAAAAACACAGTCATATGATGACACACGCAGAAGGAGGACGCATCATTGGAGGTGAAGCTGGTGGAAAACGTGTTTCTCATTCTCGCAGAATGCTTCATTAAATGAATTACTTTTTTAAAATTTTCTTATTATAATATATACGTATTATAATGTCGTTAGCTAATTTTTGGAATCCACAAACACAAGAGATATATTTATCAAAACTGGATGTATCACAAGAGTTTGATTTATTTGAAGTGCCTTTTAATGGAGGAGGAACTGGTGGAACTTTTGGAACTTTACAACAAGTATTACAAACTGGAAACAATGCAGGAGATTTGAATATGACAAATATAAATAATATTACTTGTTCAAATCTTAATGTATCTACAATCAATAATAGTGCATATCCACCAAGCGGCGGAAACACTGGAGCAACTCCCACACTCTCACAGGTTTTGACATCTGGAAATGATGCAAGTAATCAAACATTGTTAAATGTATCATCCGTGAAACTTGCAAATACAAATTTCACAACACTTCAAGCAAGCTCTACAACATCTGGTGTTTTGCAAGTTGTAAATAGTAGTAATGTTGTAGGTAATGTATATGATAGTGTTTTCAATCAACCTCCGTCAGCTGGTTTTTCAATTGCTCAAAAATCTTGGATTAATGCGCCGCAAACTTCAATATCTGCGAATACTCCTATCAGTCTTCATTTTTCTGTTTCAGACGCTTCTCAATCTTATAACACATCAGATTTTACCGTATCACAAGTAAATGTCGCGGGATATACAAGTGGAACATATTATTGTTATCAAAATAGCTCTTCAAATCCGATTACATTGAGCGGTTCTTTAAATGTTTCATTTTCTGGAACTGAAAACACTTATTTAGGTTTAGCTTGTTGCTATATTCCTTCAAATGCTGTTTCAAATGGAACAGGTAATGAATCTTTTAACCCTTGGATTAATTTGATAAATGCTATATGGTCTTATTACACAGGTAATCAACCAGGATGGCAAAACATATGTTTTAATACTGTTTTACAACCAAATGATTATATCACATTCTTCGCAATGTCTAACAACGATACAGCAGTTTGTAATCCTTTACCGAGTGTATTTGGTATCTCAACAATCAATATCAACTCAAGATTAACAATTGTTCAACATTTGTAAAAATAATCTCTGATACTATTATATAATGCCAAAAAGAATAAACAGAATTGAAGATTTCAAACAGAAGAACGAAGATAAAAAGAAAGCTTCTGAACTTTTGAAAATGAAACAAGCGGAAGAAGCAAGAGCTTATAACTTAGAACGAGCAAAACGAGAACAAGAAGCAAAAGAGAGAGATGAATATAAAACAACACATCGTGAAGAGTTAGAAGAAGAATCAGATAATAACATCATACAACAATTGAATCTTGATGATTTAGATATCAATTTGATAGACAAGATACATAATGACCAAATCAGAAGCAGATTACAACACGAATACAATCTACAAGTAAGCGGATATCGTGGTTTCATTGACAATCTTAATAAGCCGACGTATGACGAAAAGATCGCGAACATTGGAAACGAATTGTTGCACAATGCGCCAAGAGTTGGTGAGGTTAGTAATACATTTGATATTAACATAACACCAAAACAAAGTGAAGCAAGAAACTATTATAATCAACAATATGCGGAACTGTTAGAGAAATATCCAGAACTTGCGGAACCTCTTAGTGGGGGCTCTTATCATTGTTCAGTATGCAATAAGCAAATGAAAGGACATCAAGTGAAAAGACATTTAATGACTAAAAAGCATTTAGAAGGGGCTGGATTGTTAAGTTTTATAAAATCTGGAGTGAATAAAGTGAAAACTTTATTTGATAGAAGATTATCATTTAACAATACAAGTAAGAGGACTTTGGAAAAGTATGGCAACTTACCAATCATCAACATTACATTATACAAAAGACCACTTCATCAAATGATTGATAAGATATTGAATCTCATCAGTTTGGGAAAATGGAACAAAACAAAAGAAGAGTTAGATTTTGATAAACTGTATCATGTTGGATTGATATTTAACTTAGAAGGAAATAAAAAAGTATTAGTTGAGAAGATAGAGGAAGTGACAATAACCGATAGTTTAGCGGGGACGGCTGGTGATACACAGTTTTTAGCACTACCACAACCAAAAAAAGAAACTTTAGACACTGTTATAATGAAAGCATTACAAGAGAATGGTAATGAGAGATTCTTTGGTTATTCTGGGTTAGGAAATGGTAATAAGCCGCGTAATAATTGCCAAAATTTTATCCAAATGATACTGGAAGCACTTGGAAGCTGGACTCCTGCTGCCAAAGATTTTATATTTCAAGATACTTCAGAACTTGAAAAGAGAACTCCAACTTATGTAAAAACAATCGCTGACACTGTGACAGACTTGAGCAATGTAGCTTCAAAACTATTAGGAAATGGTAAGTTTGTGATCCAGAGAGTGAATGTATCTAAAGAGATACCATTTACACAAGCAAAGAAACACGCAAACAACATCCTCAAAACAAAAAGACAGTATAAAGAGAAAGTAGTAGGAAATCATTATCATTTCAGACACATTCCAAAAACACAAATCAAGAAAGGAACATTTAGAACAAAGAGAATCAATGGTGATATAAGTTTAGTAATTGGAGAATTGAAATGAAAATGATTTAAAGATTAGAGTATATTAAATATTGATAGGTGATATTTGGAATGATATAATTAACTTGTGAAAGTCCGCGCTTTCCAAAACACATTTGTGTGTTTTATCTATCTCTCTCTTAGAGTTTTTGACAAGTTATACGCGGTTTCATTCTGAATACATCTATCAAACAACAAAATAACATTATAATATCTTACAATGTTATTTATTAAAAACTTTCTTTAATCCTAATGGGTCATTATCTGGATAAGGTAATAATTTATGATATATTTCATCATTCTGTTTTCTTATTTCTCTTGCATTTCTTTCTTCTTGTATCTCACGTGCTCGTTTTACTTTCTTTGTTTCTTTGTGTATAATTTCTTTCTTTTTTCTTTCCTTTCTTGGTTTTACTATTGCTTCTTGTTCTCGTCTAAGTTTTTCTTCTGCTTCCATTCTTTCGCGTTCTTGTTTTGCTTTCTTTGTTTCTTTATAAACTCTCTCTTTTGGTTTTGGTATAGCTTGTTTTGTTAGATTTGGATTTATTATCAATTCCCCATTGATTTCTGTCATATGTTGTAGAATATGATCAATTAAAACATCTTTTCTTTTTTCTCTTGAATAGTTTGCTATCTTTGTATGTAAATTATAATTTCTTATAATCCTTTTTAATGCTGTTACAGATAATGTATATAATGAAAACATTTATACATTTACTTAAGAAAATAATATATATCAATACAAACATTTATATATTAATGTCCCAATAGCCATAGTTTGAGGAAAATAGAAACATAAGGCATAATAAGAAACAGTTTTCATAACTTTCTTACTTGTTATTAATTTAATAACTTGATTATCCATATATATAATTATAATAGAAAATAACACCAGTAGGAGGAGAAGCCCAAATAAAATCCACAGAAGACGGCACCTTCGGTCTATGTCAATTACTTCGGGTAAATTTATTTTTTACTCTTACACACCTTCTCTCCTCTCCCTTATATCTTCTCCCTCTTTCTCTTCCTCTCCCTCTCTTCGGTCTCTGTCAAATCTTTAGGGTAAAATTATTTTTTACTCTTTCACACCTTCTCTCCTCTCCCTTCTCCCTTCTCGTTTTATCTCTTCATCTCCCTCTCTTCGGTCTCTGTCAAATGCCCTCATCTTGCCAAAGAGTAAAATTATTTTTTACTCATCAGACCTCATCCCCTCTTGAGTCTGTTTATTAGTATTTCTCATCATCTGTCCTCA